GTGGAATCCCTATCTAAAAAAAGCCCAGCCTTCTTCATCTTCACCATGTCCATCTCCTCTGGGAGTCGATCTTGGCGTGAGAAGTTACACCGTTTACAAGCTGCGACTAGATTATCTGGATCGTCGGAACCGCCTCTAGCTACTGGAATAACGTGGTCGCAAGTGTTCGCCTCTGCTCCGCACCAGAAGCAGACGTAGCCGTCTCTCTGAAGTATCCGTAGCCTTAGCTTCTTCCATTGTGTCGAGTTGCTCTTACGCTGGGAATGTAGTGTCACTTAGTAGAAGCCCTTCATCTCATGGAATGCCCACGCTTTACAGTTGCTCTCATAACGAATCGTAATGTATTTAAGAGAAGCGTCTATCTGTCTAAATGGATCGAGGTCTCTGTAATGCTTAGATCTCATCTGCCCCAGTCCGTAATGGCTACCGTTCTTAGCTAAGTAATTCCATCTGGATTCTTTAGTAATGATTCGATTAAAACACTGGAACTCTTTATAGTCCAAGATTCGACTATGTGCGTAGAGCTTTAGATGATCTATCGAATAGTTCTTAGCTGTTGCTTCTGGAATGCTTGTTATTGAAGTGATGGCCGCTAGGACATAGACCGCGCCCATTAGCTGCTTTCGCCCTTGCGAGCTAACCGCGATAGCGGCTCGCTTCAAGCGATAACAGCGTAGCGCGCCTGTCAAGTTTAACAGTGTAATGAGCGTCTTCTTGGGCGTGTTCAACAGGCTGTGGATTAAGTCTGTGGATAACTTCATCGTTTAATTCCTAACTGTTGCGCCCATGATTTACCTTCTTCTGTGAGCCAGCCAAGATCTGACCAAGTTCCCCAGTCGTAGAAACCTTTATCGGCCCACTTGCAAACTATGTAATAGAGACGCTTTTCTGGCATACCTAACTCGACAGCGATGTCTCTTATTCTTGGATAATCATCTTTAGAGTTGCTAAAAGCTTTTAACAGTGCTTTTTCATCTGGCTTCATGGCTTACCGCCCCAGCCGTTACCCTTGAATAGGATCCCACCTAACGAGTAAACGCGTTTCATAGGAATAGTGCATTCTGGACAGTAAGGATCTCTGGCTAAAGTGTCCTCGATGGATCGCTGAACTTCTACTTGCTTAGAACAGACTTCACAGCGGAACTCATAGGTCGCCATTGTCTTCTCCTATTCTGGCCACTGTCATAGTCGAGCAGACACAGCACTGGATCGTCTTGATGTTAGGCGGGAGATTATCTGTAATTACACGAATGAGCTGCTCTGTTTCCTTCTTGCAGACTCGGCACTTAAAGCGAAGCTTGTCCATAGTTAGATCCCTTTAGATTCTCGATGGGCTGTAAGTTCTGTTGCGTGACCCACCATGTCGGCTGTTTAGCGTGTTTGTATCGTGGCTTCTTAGCCATGGCTACAGGAATCCACCCTGCAAGCTTGTAATTCGGCGATGTGCCAGTAACGAGAATCGCGACGTCTGTTACACGATCATTTTCGTAGACGATGAGCTGTCCAGCGTCGTAGCGCGTCCATCTGACTTCGATGTTAGATCCCACGTCTGCCGTCTGCTTGAACTTAGAAGCTCGTGGATCGAAATCCACGAACCCTAAGAATCTAGCGACGAGAATCTCGGCGACTATCGACTCGGCTACTTGGGCGACGTAATCATGAAAGCCCAGAGAACGGTCGTAGCGACTGGAATGGTCTGGCTGTCCGTAGATCTGAGCGATTCGTTCTAGAGCTACTGTGTGAGCTAAGACCTTATCTTCGATCGTGGGCTTTACCTTCATCGACATAACCCGCAAAGCCAGATTAACTTCTCTCGGCCTTGTCCCTTGGTATAGCCGAACTTGTCAAGCTTTACGAGCTTCTCGCAGCTGTCGCACTGTTCGATCTTGTATTCGGCTATTACTTCGCCATTCTGGAGAAGCTTGGCTGTCATGGATTGAGGATAAAGAATCTCTATGTAATCGCTCATCTTTAGACCTGTGGCTTCCACTTACCATCGCTGGCTAAGACGTACCAGTTAGGAGCGCACTGCGTCGCTTTAGTGCGTTCTGTGCAGAAGTAGCCGCCCCAGTTCTTAGGCGCGCCTTCGTGGGCTTGCTTCCAGATTCGATGGCCATGGCTGCACTGTGGAGCTTCTGCTACTAGCTCTCCGCCAAGCTGCTTCTTAATCTCGTCCATCGATGATCCGAGGCTAGGGATTCCGCTCTGCTCTGCTTCTTCGGCTGTCTTATAGCTTGGAACGTCGCCGAACTTCTTAGTCCATGGATCGTAATCGTCGGCTGTTGAGTTGGCTACCTTCGCGCTTACTGTCTCGACTTTCTCCATGTCCTGACGAGTCGGACGCTTGTCTGCTCCGAGTAGAAGTCCGATGGCGCGGCCTATTGCACTCGTGACCGTATCTTCTACGAAGAACTTCTTCATGTTGACGTTATAAGTCGCCACGTTACCGAATGCGTAATCTGTAGCTGAGGGATAGAGATCTTCGTACTCGCGGAAGATCTGGGCTTGGATAAGGACATAACCCTTCTCGGCGTTGAAGTCCACGATGTTCGTCTGAACTCTAGCTGTAGGGTGTGTAGCCCACAGTCTCGCAATTCTGGCGGCGACGTCTTCGTAATTGTCTAGGAAGCTCATTAGCGCACTTCCTTAGCTGCGTGACGTGAAACAGCGCGACCGCGCTTGAAGCCTTCTCGCTGACCTTCGCGATAGCCCACTGAATAACTCATCGCTGCCCATAAGATCGCAGCTATAGACATAGCTACGACGATTCCTAATTCGTTCATGATTGCTCCCGATACTGGGAGCGACGTTCGCGCTCCCTGAGTAAAGAGTGAAGTAAGAACGCCGTTAGGTCAAGATTCCCGCGTGGGTGTCGGCGTGTCGATTGGTGTTTTCGGCTTGGACTTTAATCCATTACCCGCCAGCACTCCGCCGAGAGATCCAGTTAAGAAGATCGAAAGAGTCTTTAGTAAATCAATGAAAGCTGCGTCGTTAGGAGCTTGCGCCCCGATTGGCTGTGTAACGAAGATAAGCGCGTAAGTAATTCCAAGGGTTACGATCAAGAAGACAGCGGCTAACGTTGCTCCGATGATAAGGATTAGAGTCGCGTGGACGTCCTCTGGACTCCGACGCCTTGCTGGTCTATGGAGCTTCTTCTCCAATGATGTCTCTAGTGCAAGTTCCAGTAGGGACGCACTGCGGCGGCTTGCATTTTGGCTTTTCCCAGTTTTCGAACTCTTGGCACTCATAGCGAATCCAGCCCTGATAACCGCAAGCGGTAAGGCTGACCGAAAGGACTAAGGCCAGACCTACCGCGAGAGGTTTCCGAGTCACTTCCCCGATAACCCGAAAGCTGAATCTTTAGGATTAAGCCAGCGTAGAACGACAGGTAGAACAGCGGCCGCGCCAGCTGTAAGAATCGCCTTAGGATCTGTCACTCCCGCCATGTAAACAGCTATAGACGCAGCGAGGAAGCTACGCGCCCAGCTTGCGGCTAATGCCTTTAAGTTTTCCATTAGTTTTCTCCTTGGTCTTCGGCTTCGTTGCCGAGTCGGTAGGTACTTCGACGACTGGATAATCGCCAGCATAGGCCACGAACTTAGGACGTCCGAAGCCTACGATCTCTTTACCGCTCCCGAATGCGCGCTCTTTAATCATGACCATTCCGCCGTTACGCTGATCGCCAGTTCCCGAAGTGTTTCCCTCGATGGTAATTACTGACTTCGGCTTAACGCCTACGACTATTCCGATGTGGCTAATACGATCGACGCCATCATGAGGAAAGTCCATGAACGCAAGATCGCCGATCTTAGGCTCTGAATCTACCCAGCGACTTACTTCTTTAAGCTTATGCGCTCCCGCAGCTGTTGATACCATAGACGGAAGCTTTACTCCTGCTTCATTGAAGCACCAATTAACGAAAGATCCGCACCATGGCAGACCATCGGCTTTAGTGTACTTTCCGTACTTCGTTAAGTTATCTCCTTCTTCGACTGTACCGACTTCCGCCAGTGCAACCTCGACGACTCCCGCAGCTGTTCCAATTGGATAGTTCATTCCGCAGTTACCATCGGTGTGAAGTGTTCCGCTTCTGGGTTGAGATAGCGTTGATAGTCTGAGTTGGCTTCATTGACAGGTATCCAAGCAACTGTCCCGTCTGCATCTGTTCGCTTGATTACTAAGCCACCGAAATCTGTTGTTACTTCCTCATAAATTGGTTTAGTCATTTTACAACTCCGCTGATAGTTTGATCGCTGATGAACCATTGGCAAGCATTACAAAACCCCAGCCAGCCGTCAATGATGATGAAGTGACTGC